GTCCAAGAACCGTTTGGAGTTGGGTGAAACCAATGCGAAAACTGAAACCCTCCGTGTTGGCTATTATAAGTACCAAAATTAGCAGGATTTGCATAAGTAGCATTACCACTATAATATCCGTTATCAAAAGAATCTTGAGAATGTACTAATCCCATTCCTATAGTTCCCTCTACTCTTATGTCAAAAGTAAAGTATTCTCCAGCCTGGTCAATAGTTTCAGTAGATAAATAACCATTTAAATTACCTAAAGCGCTAGCACCAAAAACATCAACACCAACAGGGTCTATAGCGTTACCTACATAAGTAGGAGAAACAATATCAACACCAGCAACGTCAGCTACCATAGTAGAATAAGGGTCAGATATTACTACCGCTTCAAAAGCACCTACAGTAAATAGTTCGTTTAATGAATTAACTACATCATTTAAACCTCCGCTAACACTATCTCCGTTAATACAAGTGTTACCTGCGTCTAAGTGGTGAAAGTGAGTAATATCATCAGCACCATCGTTAGAAACTATATGAATAGTTCCGTCAGCGTGACCTATAGCTTTAATAGTATTTACTCCAAAAGCATATCCGTTATCTATCATAATAGAAGTGCTAGTAGCATCTAGTGAAAAACATACTGTCTCACCTGTTAAATCAATACCTTCTCCACTTAATCCGATTACATTAGCTTTTTCAGTAATATAATCAGCAGCAGTTTGAGCATCAGCAAAACCATTACCGTCTGCGTCTACAAAATCTGTATAAGGTATTCTAAAGAACTCGTATTGTGTAGTTCCCGTTTGTGCAGTAATAATGTCATTTATAACATTAACTGTATTAGAGTCAACTGAATCTACTTCTCCTGATAGACAAGCGTTCCAATAAGTTGGATTACTCGCACCGTAAAAGTTAATACAGTTACCTGCTTCATTTCTGACAATTCGTATAGCCATTTTATCTTAGTATTGTTACTAGTAGTCCTAGTGGTTGAATAATTACAGGGTTATCTGATTTAATCGCAGGAAGAGTTAAAGCGTTAACGTCTTCGTTTGAGATAATCCAAGCAGAAATATCTACCCTGTTTAAATAAGTGTTTCCTACAGTTCCTGTCCCATAAAACACAGGAGAAGAAGTAAGTGGGAATGTAAAAGTAATATCGTCATTATCATTCCTATTTGAATACCACAAAGCAGGTTCAATAGTGGTGTTAGCGATTTGCGGTATTACATTAAAGTCAAATCTAACTCTTAATTGATCTCCATACTGTAAATCATTTAATTTAATTCTACCTGTAGAACCCTCAAATCCTGTTCCTGTAGAACCTGGGTACTCAGTATCAAAGTCAAAAGTATAATCTAATAAAGATGATACTCCGTCAGGTAATGCGTAACCGTTGTATAAATCTACGTTAGGTAAACCTGAAACATCAGGAGTAGTCCAATATGGATTATCTACTGCATTGTGTACAGCTTCATCTAAAGAAAAAACTTTGTATGTTTCTGCTGCTACGTCTGCAGCATCATACTCGATACCTGTTCCAGCTTCCCATACATAACTATTATCTAGAGGTTTACCTGCAAATGCACCAGTATGGGCATAGCCCATCTCTCCTGCTTTGCCACCTCCTTGTGGATTAAATAAAGGCATTCTCTTATATTTTTGTAATTACTAAATCTCCAGTTCCTGCAGCTGCAAATACAACTTGTACTGCTCCACTGTAACTGAAAGGTGTCTCATAAATAGCTTCACCTCCTGCAGGAAGTTTAACTGTGTAATTCGTAGAAGAAGCTGTTCCTTCACCTAACAAGATGTAAGCATCTTGTGTGGCAGTATTAACAAAGCTAGCCCCTGCTCTTGCACCAGCTGCTAATGCTTCTGTACTTGTTTCTGTACAAGTTACTGTACTAATTGCTGATGATGTTGGATCAACACCAGCTGCTCCACTTGCTGCAGATATATCTGCCAAGTAGGACGCCACTCTATTTATTCCTGTGGCAATATTCTGTTGTGTCTTTTCGCTCATTAGACTAGTATACGATAAAAATATTATAGTAGATATAAAAAAACCTCCAAGAAGGAGGTCTTTATTAAATTAAGTATTATGAGATTTTTTTACTTAAGCATTTCATATGCTTGTCCAACAACCAATGCTGAATAGAATTTACCGATATCCTCTTTAATAAGAGCAACCTCTTCAACTTCCAACTCTATAGATTTACCTGCAGCCTCTACTCTAACAGCTATACCGTATCTATTTGCTTTTTCTTTTCCAGTTAAATTTTCATTAGGCATTAATACTGCCCCAGTAATTACTGATTTTAATGTTAAGGCACCTTCACCTTCCATTACTGTTTCTCCTTTAAGAGTCTTAAACTCTGTATCTAATTTAATTTTCATAAAAAATGTTTTTTTTGTTGTGTCAAATTTATTAATTATAATTTAAATATCCAAATTTTTTATTCATATAGAGGAGTATAAAGTTTTTCTGGTATTACCTCATTACAAATTCCTCTTACAAATTGTCTTGGAGAAGAAATCCCTAGCTCTGTGTCTACTAGACTGATTAGTGAAACTAGTTGATCCTCAGTGATTAAGTTATCATTGTCCGTACCAGTAAAGGTGATAGAGTTATACTTTTCAAGTATGTCTAATGCTTTATGGATTAAAGCTATTTTCTCATACTCCATTACATTTAATCCTCCAACCTTTACTTTCTGGTGTAGTTGGTCCATTAACTCTAAATGCTTATTCTCCCAAAAACATCTTAGGGCTTTCAATCCTAGATATGAATACCCTGATAAACTTTCAATAGCCATTAGCAACTAATACACCCCACTGTTTTATTACTTAACTTAGCAACGTATGCTAAATATTCATCTGTCTTAGTATTATCTCCTACCTTTGCTGCATAGTATGCTGCTTTATAATAAAGATCAATTAGCTTAGCTTTTTCAAATGCAGAGTTCTTACACGTACATCCAGGCTTTAATAAAGTAAATGCTTCTTGCACATACCCTTCTGATGTGGGTGCAAATAAAGTTCTGTAAATACCTGTAATATATAAATTAGGCACAGTATCAGCATCTAGTACTGTATATAATAGGTAGAAAGAGTATGCTCCCTCAGGAAACTCCGTAGCTGTGTAAGGGTCACTATTTCCATCTATGAAATCACCAGGACCTAAAATAAAAGAAGCTAATCCATCTGTACCAGGCATTAACTCGTGGTCATTAGCATGAATAACTCCATCATAAACATTACCGTTAGGTAATTCCATTCTTAAAACTGCTGCAGTAACGTTGTCAATAGACACAGCATCTACTGCATCCCACCCAGTAGGATTAGTAGTAGCATTGTAAACTCCAGTTTTTTCTCTAAGTACAATATTCTTTTTATCTTCACTAAAATCTACTGTAAAAGTAACTTCTGTGTTAGTGTTATGAATTTCAAAATTCGGATCGTAATATGTAGGCATTTCGTTTAATTTTTAATTTCTTATACGTAAAAAGAAAGGGATAAGATTTTCATCCTATCCCTTTACTATATTCAGATGTACTTTATTAGAAACCTACAGAAGCAAATGCTCCTGGAGTAGATGCCATGTATGGATTTAAAGCAGCTTCTAAAACAACACCACCTTTAGCAGTAGCTGAATCATCACCTCTTTTAATACATGCAACAATTGTCATTAATGGAGCAGCAACAGCTTGCTCTAAGTTTCCAGATGCGTGAACAGAATCATGCTCGATTACAAATAAATCATATTCAGTTCCAGCTACAGCATACTTAGGGTATGCAGGAATAGGGAAACCTGTTTTATTTGTAATACCGTTGAATCCTTGTGCGAACTCTTCTAAATCACTTACATGGTTGTAAGTTCCGTTTCCTCTTGTAGGAGCGTTAGAAGCAGCATCAGTAGTAGTTGGTGCAGCACCGTCTACATAGATGTATCCTAATTCGTCAACTTGAGTTGCGATAGTAAATCCTTTATCTAAAGCGATTTCGAAAATTACTTGCTCTTCCTCATCGTAAGCACCTTTAGCTACAGCTAATCCTTCTAATTTGATACCTGCAGTACCAACTTTAGATACTTCAATAACAGCTCCAGTTTTAGTAGAACCTGCTAATTGAATCATAGAGTCAGCAGCTAAGCTAGCTAATAATCCATCAACTAACTCCTCTTCTGTAGCACCCCCATCAGTAGTATAGTGGAACGATTTTCTTAATTGTCTTTTAGAATATAACTCTTTGTCTAATCCTTTAATCACTAAGTGTAAAGAATATTCTTGGTTATCTAAAGGAGTACCACCTTCCATGCCACCAACAGTACCGTTGGATCCAATGAAAGATATTTGCTCAACTGCAGTTGCAGCAGCAGATCCAGTATACTTCTTAACAGAAGCACCTTTAATCTTTGCAGAAAATTTTGGTGCATCAGCTGTCCCTTGTACAATATAGATGAACTCGCTATCAGAAATAGTATCACCAGCCGTTAAGATGCTACCATCTTGTTTTACAACAGCAATCTCCCCATCATCTAAAACAGATACAGAAGTCGCGTCATGTTCTACGCCATTCTTTTGGATAAGAATTTTGTATGGTCTTTCTAAGTTACTCATTACTTGAAATTTTGTTTTAAATTAAAAATTATTCATTCTTGTTAAGTTCGTTGAGGTTAGTTTGATACCTATTACTTTCAATCCCTTCTAATGCGAGAGCTACAGCAATATCTACAATTTCCTCATGAGTATGCTCAGCCAACTCACAGTCAACGTTATTTCCTGGCGTAACCAAGTCATTTAACATTTCTGCAGGTTTTTTGATATATCTCATATAGAAGTATGTAATATCAAAATCAACCTCAGATAACAGTTCAATCTTATCGTCAACCATTAACCTTCTTGCCTGGTCAGGTTTTGGTTTGTTGAAAGGATCATTAGCTATCCTGTTGTAGTCATCGTGTTGAGTAGTCTTAACACCTACTCTACTAGACTTTGTAGTACTAACAGAACCATTACTAATTGTAATAGTAGTTCCATCATCTACAAACGAGTCACCTATTTTATATGTGATACTGTCCATAGTTACACTACCAGCAGTAACAATATAAGTTTCACCAGTGGTAAGTTCATTACCATTAGTGTATGTTGTTGATGTAGCATCAAAATAAGCTACATCTACTTCTTCTTGAATAGAGAACCAATAATCAGCAGGTAAAGAAACAAATCTACCATACGGCTTATTATCAGTTGAACTATATGCATCAAAACTAGATTGAGCGATAGAGTAACTAGTTACTAACTCTCTCAAATCATCAGTTCTTTTTTGAGTTTGTTCAAAACCTTTTTGAAAGGTATTGTTGATCCCGTATCTGTTTTTAACGAAACGGTTCTGTGCTCTATTTAAAAAGACATCAATTTCTTCAGGCTCAAACGAAGGGGCATCAAAACTCTCCGCTTTGTCTACCCCTAGTCTGAATCTTATATGCATATCTGTTATATTCATTAATCAGTTGCTTGTACTTTTGCTTTTAAAGCTAAAAGAATTTCTTGGTTTTCAGGATCGTTCAAGAATACAATAGCAGTCTCAGCGTCAATCCCTAAATGCACATCTCCGAAGAAGTACTGTCCAGCTTTCATTCTAAGTGCTTTTGTTCTAACACAGTCAGTTAAGAACACCTTCATCTTGAAATCTTTTTGGTTGTACACCTCTAAAACGTCTTCTGGTTTCTCGTCAACTAATTCGGATAGTTTATTTTCTACGATAGTTTGACTAGAATGGTGCGCATTTATACCCATTAATTTTAAAATACTTTTCTGCTCCTCAGTAGAAGTACTGTTAAATACTTTCCACGCTTTTCTTCTTGCAGTTACTCTAACGTTCTCTCTCTTAGCAGATTCAGCCTCATCGAATACTGCGTACTCAGCTTTTGGCTTTAACACTCTATCTTCATCTTTATCAGATGCAGCTACTCTTTCAGAGCCCATTAAAACTTTATATGTAAGATAATGCATAGGATTATCTAAATCTAAATCTAATTGTTTGTCTGTAATATGTACAGCAAAGTCTCTCCAAAATTTAGAGAATGGACCTAACTCTCCTGCGGCTAAGTCTAATTTCTTTTCTAAGTCTTTCTGTTCTTTATCAGAAAGTCCAGTGTTGTATGCACCGTTTCTTTTAGTAGGTGCTAATGTATCTTTACATTTAGGAAAGCGATTCATGCCTGCCCAGCTATCTTTATTTATTGCTTTTATTTTTACTATGTTTTCCATAACTTTTGTTTTAAAAAAATCCACGGCAGTATAATGCTACCGTGGATTTAATATATAAATTATTTTGTAGCAGTACAAATTAATTCTCCACATGCTTGTGGGTTCTTAATCATAACACCACACTCTGTTAACATATGAACAGAATATCCGTCCTTGTTATCAGATCTCATTGTGTTCACAGATTTAGCAGGATCACCATATGGGTCGATAGAACCAGCAGTGTGCCATACTAATTGCTCAGAATCCTTCTTGTACACTTTCTGAATGTTAGACTCTCCACCTTGAGTACCGAAGTCCAAGATTGTGAATCTATAAGATTCGATTGGTCTTCCAGTTTTCCAGTGTAATTGTCTGTTTCTGATAGTGTTATCATATAAAGGTAAGTGCTTTAAAGTGATTCTTGTTCCGTTTAAACCTTCATAAGTCTTGAACTGTCCACCTAAGTTTAAGTTCTGACCAGATCCAGTTACGAAAGTAGAATCAACTAACTGATATTGAGAAGCAGAATCTTTCATTGCTCTATCAAACTCAGCAAAACCATACTCTCCAGTGAAAGCTACGAACTCTCTAGAAGACTCAGGTGTTACGTTATAAGATAAGTCAATTAAGAAATCTCTGATGATATCCTCAGTTAACTCAGTATATTCTCTCTTGTTAGCAGAAGCAATTTGCTCTCTGATACCAGCACCCTCATATACAGGTCTTCCGTTGTCACCTTCCATAGAAGTAACCCCTCTAGCATCTGCAGAGTAAGTAGAGTACCATAAAGAAGCCTCTAACTCTCTGTACCATTGTGCCATTGCTTCCCACTCAGCATATCTTGTCCAAGTAGTAGTTGTTTGTCCTGGGTTCTCTGGATCAGCTAATTGAATAACTAATACATCAGTAGCCGCAGATCTAGTAACCGTATATGACTTTCTTAAAGTAGTCATGTGGTTTCTCATCTTGAACGGAGTACTGAAGTGAGTTTGACCTCCAGTAGAGAATTCAGGTACTGTAGTATATTCTTTAGAGAAGAATTTACCAGCAGTAATTAAAGTTGGGTCCATGAACGCATTAGGATCAGGATTAGTTAATCTAACAGTATATACCCATGCAGAACCATCGAAAGTAGGATCTTCCATAACTCTCACTCTGTATGCTCTATCGTCAGCAACTAATACTTCTTGTCTTGCGAACCACTTCTCAGCGAATTTGATTCTGAAAGGTTGGTTGAATTTACCTGGAGTAATTCCTCCATCTTCAAAGTTACCGATAACCTCGATAGCTTTTTCATCATCCCCTTGTAAGAACCATTCATATTCTCTGTTAGCAATTTCAGTAGATCTTCCCATTCCAGACGTTAAGTACTGTAAAGGGTTAGCTCCTTGAGCACCGAAGATCCTAGAAACAACAGTAGACATTGTGTGAGGCTCACTTAAGAACGCTCTAGATAAATGGTTTTGCTCAGTTAAACCAGCATGCCATTTAGTTTTGTAAAGTTGTAATCCGTTAATCATTATAAATGTTTAAAGTGTTTAAAGAACTTTCTTAAATCCAGAAAAGTCAGATCCTAAATTGTCGTCAGGTGAACTCGTTTTTCTCTTCGATTTAAGTTTGTTAGAGCTATCAGTAGCTTTTTGTAACTTAGATTTCAGATCAGAGACAGCTTTAGTCTTTGCTTTCTTCTCGACTTTCGAAAAATTAAATTTATTAAAATAAAACCAGGCCATTTTTAATTGTGCTTCTGGGTCTGACTCGTTATCTAATTGTAACTGAGTCTTTCCTGTCTTACGGTCAATCTTAGTAATGTAATCGTAGAAATTGTCTTTCTGTTTCTTTCCAGAAAATTCAAATCCTGCGATATCATCTCTTTTTAAGATATCTTCCTTAAGATCCGCCATGAACTTCTCCTGTTGTTCTTGGTAAGCAGCAGCTTCAGCTTTTTGACGTTCAAGCACTTCTTTTTGCTCTTTCTCTTGGTACTGTACCATTTTAGAAAGTGCACGTTTAGCTTTCTTTTCTAGAATACCTCCATCAATGAAGTCTTCTATTTCTTCAGCAATCTCATCTGCATTATAACCTTCCTTTGCAAGTTGGTTATATACAATCTCTCTTTGAGCAGCCTCGTTAGTTGATAATGCATCAGGATCAATTCTAGTATAATCAATCTTCGCATAAGCATCTACGAAATGCTGTGGATCACCTCCAGCTTTAACGTAATCTACAAAGTTCTTTGCCACTTCTGGTAAAGAATCTTTATATTCATTTACTTTTTCATTTACTGTCTTATCAATAAGCGCAGCAAATCCTTCCTCGCTATCTTCAAAATCTTCTCCTAAATCAGATAATAATCCTTTATCGGAAAACTCAGATGCGATAGTTTTAAAAACAGAATCTTCAATCTCCTCTACTTCTTGTTTAGCTGGAGTCTTATCTTCTACTTTTGGTTCTTCTTCAGTAATAGTTTCTGTTTCTTCTTCTTCTTCTTCAATTTCTTCTATCGAATCAACATGCTTGATTTCAATAGTATCATCTTGTTTAGTCCTCTTATCTACGATTTCAGACTTTTCTTCAGTTGCTTCTTCTGTAGGTTCGTCTTTAAAAGTAACTTCCCCTAAAGGTCCCTCTGGAATAGAGTCTACCTCTTTAATCTCTCCCATAGGAATAGAGTCAGCTGCTAATAAATTAAATCCTTTAAAATCTTCGTTACTCATAAAAATATGTTTTGTTATTTGATACGAATAAAATTACATAAAAAGTTTGTTCTATAATAAAAAAAATTATATTTTCTTACTTTTTAATCGCTTTTGTATAGCGAAAGTTAAAAGCCCTCTGTGTATAACAGAAGGCTTTATATTATTTCTCAGACTTCTTAGCATTTGCTTGAGATCTCTTTAAACTTAATTCTTTTTCTTTTTATTCCATTGTATCCTCATGTTTCCTCTTTTCAAGCGCTAACTTCTCACGATCTAAGTCTTGTTTTACTTTATCGACTTCTTCATTTCCGTCTTCCTGCTTAGAAGCTGCATTAATTAAGGCAACATCAATCTTGTTCTGTCTATCAGCTTCTTTATGATAGTCTTCTCTTTGTTGCTTTCTTTCTTCTGCTTGAATTTGTTGCTGTTGCATTTGCATCTGAGCCTCTTGCTCTTGTTGTCTTTGCTGCTGTTGCATCATCTGAACATCTGCCTCTGCTTTCTTAAGTTTATTCTTAATATCAGCTACAGAATCACTCATCATAATACTAGCAACGTCAGACAACTGAATAACTCCTGATTGAAGTGCTGGTTGTGCTAATGCTTTCAGACTTTCAATTGATTGTTCTTCTTTTGTGCTATTTGCAATATATACACCATACTCACTAGCAGAGTATTCGTCACCGTCAATATTTATAAACACTCTACTCATGTCATCCATGATATAGTTTATCTTTTTACCATTCTTCCAAGCAATCTTAGATACATCTAATAATCCTTCAAGAACTCTTCTTTTAACTTCGTTATGGAAATTAAACCAATACTCTGTAATATGTGAAGACTGTATAGTAGCCCTTTCAACATTTCCTACCATTTCAGAACTAGAGATCTGTCCTTGTCTTTGTCTAGATACTCCTGATAATTCACCTAGCTGCTCCTTGATAGACTCAAGCATCATTACATATTGGTTAATCACGTTACCCATTGTAAGGTCTACTGATTGGAATTGGTTAAATTGTGGGTTTTGCCCTCTCTTACCTTCTTCTTGTGAGTTGATGAACATTACACCCATCGCATCCATATAGTACATCCACTTATCTACGTCCCATCCTTCAGAAGCTGGGATTTGTGCAATATCCATTAATGCCATTCTACCTTTAGATTTAGCGATAGCCAATTCTAATCTGTAGTAGATAATGTTATATAAATACTGGAATGTCTTCATTCTATCAATCAAAGACACTGCCTCTGAGTTCATAGCGTTGTAGATATATCCAATATATCCCAATTTACAAAGAGATGGATTATCCATACTTCTTCTTTGGTTAGGCTTAGCTTGGATTCCTAAATAAATATCATCTCCAATCTTTGTACCTTCCCATACTTCAGAGATCCACTCCCATGTTAATTCCATGTTTGTTTCTCCCATATCGAACATGTAAGTAGTTCTACCAAACTCATTCTTTTTCTTAGATGCTCCCTCAGGTACTTTAAACTCTTCGTCAACTATATCTTCAACATGCTCACCTGTCTCATCAGTATAAGAAATGAATCCGACTTTCTTCATAGATCTCCACTCACAATGTAAAACTCTGATTGTACCATCAGTACCCTTAGTTCTTCTAGAACCATTACTAGCATTATATGCATCAGTACCTTGTATTCTAATCTCACTAGAAGGGTAGTTAATCTCTGGTGCGTCTTGTCCGAATCCTTGTGATCTTCCTGAATTAGTTTCAATGCTGTGTATTTGCTTGTCCGATAACTCTTCATGGAATTGGTCTAAGATTGTAGCAGGTGTTAACCATCTCTCTTCAGCGACTGCAATTGCGTCTTCAATGTAAGGAGAATCTGGGTCCATAACAACTCCTAAGTCTAAAGGATTCACAACTCTTACATGTGGTTCTCCTCCTCTTAGTCCTACATAGTAACATTCTTCAGATCCGATTAATGCATGTTTAAATCCTTCGTTAAATTTATAATCTAAATATTGTTGCTTTCTTAAGTATGTAAGAGACCTCTGTCCTGTAATCTCTCTGATATCTCTATACGTGTAAGTAAGATACCTCTCTACTTCTTGTGGGGTTTGAGGCATTCCTTCAGGAACTTCTTCCCCTGGCTCAAGTCCCATTGCAGCATTAAGTTTTGCTGTAACGATCTCCATTAATAATTCTTTCCTCTTCTCACCTATCTTAGTAACCGCATCCTCATTTACAGAAATTACTCTATAAGGGAAAGGACGTTTCATTTCCTCACCAAGAAGTAAGTTGATTTTAGGAGATAGAATATCATAGTGCCTTAACTCTGCAGGGAAATCATTAGCGTTTAACCCATAAGGACCAGTAACATATTCAAAATCGCTAGCATCTAACTTTCCGTTTGCTAGGTCATAATTTATTTGCTTTCTGTAAGTAGACGATCTTCCATTATATGTATCGGAATTAACTAACCCCTCAATTTCATCAATGTTTGCTTTTCCCCACTCTTTTGTCTTCTTCGACATTGAGAGTTTTTGTTTAGGTAAGTTTTGTACTGTATGCATCAATTTGTGTTTTATCTAAAACTACTGTTATTTCCTTTTCTAAAATAAGTCCTCTTACTATTAAAGAACTTGTACTTGTTTTGTGACTGTTCTGAAACCTCATCTGCTTTCACGTTATAGTTCTCATGACTATGAAGCATACAGAGCATCATTGCAATCACACGGTCAAAGTTACCGTCTTTTGTATATGCTATTAACTCTTTCAGTAGTGGAATAGAATAAATAGAATGTAAATTCAACTTATGCTCTCCATCTTCTCCATCCCCTCTCTTTTCTAATAACCAGTCTCTAAGGTAAATCTCAGCTTGCCTTTTAATAGGCTCACTCATATGAATACCATATCCTCTGTGTGTTTTAGAGTTAGCAACAATATTTTTAATAA